CCCCTGGTTCAGTGACACAAGGAGCCCCGAACAACCAGAGTGATATTCCTATAAATGGTACTAGTCTTGTTTGGACTGCTGCTCCTGATGCAGAAGTATACGAGGTATTCTTTGACGCTTCTAGCCCAGCAAATACATCATTGAGTTCTAATATCACTGGAACTGTTGCAGGAGCCCGAGATCTTTCTTCAAACACAACATATTATTGGAGAGTAGATGCAAGTAATACAGCGGGTGTTACCACGGGAACTGAGTTTAGCTTTAGTACGGTCATTATATTAAATCCCCCCGATGCGGTAACTGAGGGATCTCCAAATAATGTAACAAACGTATCTATTGACCCTACTTTATCTTGGCGTGCCGCACAAGGAGCCCTAAGTTATAAGATATATCTTGACGAGGGCAGTGCGAACCCAGAAACATTAATCGGAACAACTACAGGAAATACTTCCTTACCTGTACCGAATAGCTTAGTAAACGATACATCCTATTCTTGGCGTGTAGATGCTGAAAACTCGGATGGAACAACTACAGGAACAGTTTTTACTTTCTCCACAATAGAACTTAACCCCCCAGGGCAGGTAACCACAGGTATACCTAATGGAGTTTTAGGCTATACAATAAATCCCACCCTTTCTTGGGAAGTTCCATCAACTGGAGGCCCAATAGCTAAATACAATGTTTACCTGGGCGTTAGTGGTGAGTCATTAAACTTGTTAGGATCTAACGCGGATACCTTCCTTAATGTCCTAGGATTAAACTATTCAACTGATTACATTTGGCGAGTTGATGCTTTAGGTCCTGACGGAACTACGCCGGGAACAGAGTTTAGCTTCACTACAATTGATCCTCCAACAAATGATCCTCCGAATCAAGTAGTAAACTTAAATCCGTTAAATAATTCTGAGGATGTATCTGTAAATTCTGTACTTATTTGGAGTGATGTAGAAAATATTACGGGCTATGACGTATACTTCGGTGCAACTCCAAGTCCTTCTTTAGTTTCTGAAAATCAACAAGAAAATTTCTTTATACCTGTAGACGCGGTAGCCTACGACGAAACTTTCTACTGGAGAGTTGATAGTAGAAACTCCGCTGGAATAACAGAAGGTGTTACTTGGAGTTTTACTACCGAATCTTCAATTGCTCCTCCCCCGCCTCCCCCGCCTCCCACGCCTCCGTCACCTGTTAGTGGAAACCGTAATTATGAAAAACGGGAAAGCGACATTAGAAAGAAAATCCTTCAAATGACTCAAGCTAAACAGAATATCTCTTTTGTTTACAGGGATTCTCTAAGAGCCATGATTTCTTCTTTCAATGATCTAGGTTACATTAGTGTAGAGGATGAGTATAAGGAAATTAAGTGCTTACATGCTAACGCAGAAAGAGCCATAGCAAAGCTAAAGGAAGAGGAAAATATTGTCTTACCTATAGTTACTATTTCTCAAACAACTACTGCTAATGATGACAGTAGAAGGCGTCAAGAGAGTATCCTTATTAATGAAAAGGTTTGGGATAAAGAAAAGAATAGAGCATTTAGAGTGCTCAGTTTAGCACCCAGAGCCGTAAATATTAGTTACCAAATAAACATTTGGTGTAAGTACATGGCAGATATGGATCAAGTTCTTGAGCAAATAAGACTTAAGTTCAACCCAGAGATGAACGTCTCAACTCAAGCTTCTACACTTGCTAAGGCTTACTTGGATACGGAGGAAGATATTGGATCCGTAACAGCAGGGGATAAGGAAGATAGAATAATAAAGAAAACATTTAATGTTGTCTTTAGAACCTATGTTCCTAACCCCAAGTTCTTAGTTACCTCTACAGGGAAGATAGAAGAATATAAAACAGAAACGGAGTTCCTTTAATGCCTAGACCCCCAGTAACAGCAGGTTCTTTTGCTACTTGTGGACATGTTGCCACGGGGTTGCCTAGGGTTTTAATAGAAAACAGGCCAGCATCTGTTATCGGAGCTTCTTTTGCTGGAGGACCTATCATTGGTCCTGGGTCTCCTCAGGTCTTGGTAGAAGGTATTCCTATAAGTGTCGTTGGAGACATAGTAACTCCACACGGCGAGTTCGCGCATCAGCTACCTACTATGACTACCTTTGTAACGAGAGTTATTGTTCCATAAAAAAAAGTAGCAAAAAACCTTCGGTTAAAGTCTACATAATAAGGAAGGTAAAGAAATGAAAGTAGTAAAAAACGATAGTCTGCAATCATTTACAGTTCACTTTAGAACAGAAAAAGGTGTTACTGCTAAATGGTTACAGCCGGGGGAAAGTATAGTAGTTCCTGCTAGTTATATCACGGAACAAATTAAAACTTTACATCGGCGTAGGATGTTTAAAATTTCCAACGCCTAAGGAGATAAATTATGCCAAATTACTTAAGCCCAGGTGTTTACACAATAGAAAAGGACTTCTCGCAGTTCACTCCATCAATTAATACTTCTGTTGTGGGTATAGTTGGTTTTGCTTCTAAAGGACCTATAAACAAAGCAACTCTAATCACTACACAGGAGTCTTTAATTAGTACCTTCGGAGAACCTTCTGAGGCTATTAATGGTCAAGCCCTTGAGGGAGCACTAGAAATTCTGGAGCAAACAAATGTTGTATACTTTATTCGGTGCGCCGAGGATGCGCTGGACGCTTCCGCTGCTCTTTCTGTTGGCACTTGCCCAGCCATCGCCGTTTCTGGCGGTGCAACCAACGCTGTTGATAGGTGGGGCGTTGAAAGACCCATCACCTTTAGAATTCAAGTGAAAGATTCTCAAGGCGTTAGCAAATTTGTAGATAATGATGGACAAGGAAGGGACTTCACCGTAAACGCAAGCACTGCAAGATCACAGTCAGCCGCGCTACGCTCGGTTATCGGCGGTGCTCTAGATTCCGATGTTGTAGGCGTGTTTGATGATGGGTCGTTTGATTCCAACTTAGGTCTTTCTGGCGCTATCGTCGGTGGATTCGCTGGTTCGGGTGCTTCTCTCCACGTTTCTGCTTGTTCTGGCATTAGCTTTAATGCAGCTAGTGGCGTTTCCGCACTAAGATTGATGTCTCCTAATACTGCTAGTGTTAATTACGGTATTTCCGGCGAGTTTGCTTCAGCTATTAATGTTGGAGGTGGTCAATATCTGGATACAGGAACAAACTCAATAGCTTACTTAGTTGAGTCCCTTAATCCTGGTGCAGGATACAACGGAGGAACGCGAAGTAACGGAGATACTAGCGGAAACTCAATTACTGTAGACTCAGTAGGATCTCAGAACTTTGTTATAAGAGTTAATGACGCTGGAGTAGCACTAGAAACCTTTAAGGCAAGTTTAGTTGCTTCCGGGGCTTTCTTAGAAGAGGTTATTAACACTGGAGAAACAAACGTAGTCTCTAGAATAATAAAAGGTAATATTGTTAAAGATGGGACAGATGCGACAGTATCCGCTCTTTCTAGATTCTCAAACCTTCTTCAAAGTTTAGTTCCGGGTCCGTTCACTTCAACATTCCGCTACGCAAGTGTGGCCGGAGGTGAGATAGATACTACGGATACGGTTACTGGTGGAGGCGATTTGGGGGAAGGTGAAACAGGAGGCAGGTTCAACAAGTTGATAGGCTTAGCTGCTCAGAACCTTGTTGGAGGCTCTAACGGTATTCCTTCTACTGAAGAGAATCGGGCTGCGGTTCTTATTGGTAGTGAAGCCCAAGAGCCCAAAACTGGAATGCAATCTCTCAACGATGATACGATCAACGTAGGCATTGCACTCGTCCCTGGCATCCAAACTCAATCGGTACAAAATGCTCTCATCACATTAGCAGAAGTTACTCAAGATTTCCTTGCTCTTGTATCTCCTCCTTACGCTGTGGGAACTGTTCAAGATGCGATTGATTGGAGTAACGGACAGGCTGCGAGTACAGACTCAAGGACTGTTCCAATTAACAGTTCTTATGCGGCCATTCACTGGCCTTGGGTAAAAGTCTTTAGTACCTTTGACGGAGTTGACCGATGGTATGATCCGTCTATCTTCGCTGCAAGGCAAATGGCTTTCACTGATGGAATAGGTGAGACTTGGTTTGCTCCTGCTGGTTATCGACGAGGAAGACTTACAAAGCCTACGGAGACAGAGCTTAAGTTAAGCCAAGGCGATAGAGATAGTCTGTACAGCGGCGGGAATGTAATTAACCCCATCGTTGCCTTCCCTCAGCAAGGGCTAACTGTCTTTGGTCAGAGAACTGCACAAAGAACAGCTTCTGCTGTAGATAGAATTAACATAAGAAGACTAATGATATTCATCAAGAAGTCGATCCTAGCTACCACTCAAAGATTTGTCTTTGAGCCTAACGATGAGTTCACATGGGAGCAAGTTGAAGCAGCAGTCAACCCTTTCCTAGATGACATTAAGAGAAAACGGGGCCTCACAGAATTCCGAGTTGTTTGCGATGAAACCACAAACACTCCTCTGCGGGTAGATAGAAATGAGCTTTGGACAAAAGTTCTACTCAGACCAACAAAGACAGCGGAAATCATTGTGTTTGAGATTAACCTAACAAATCAATCCGCTGATTTAGGAACCCTATAAGGAGAATATAAATGGCAAACCAAGGATATTATAAAACGAAAAGAACTTTTGAACCAGGGAGTGAGCTTCCTCTCGTTTCTAATGATTTAGATTCAGTGAGGGCGTATCAATTTGAAGTAATCTTTAAAGATATTCAAATTCCTTTTGGCGACAATATTAATGTTCAAGACCTTACTTTAGCAGCAAAGAGAGTTTCTGGTTTAGCTACTAGAAACGAATTCATCACTGTAGATAGAGTAAACGACAAACTTTACTACCCAGGCAAGGTGACTAACGAAGATCTTCAAATCGAGTTTGATAACCTTTATTTAAAAGATACTGCGGGTGATCTTTACAGATACTTCAAAACTATTTACGATCCTATTACAGGAGAAATGACAAAGTTTTCTCGTCCAGGCGGCACTTCGGGAAGTGCATTTAAGACTGCTCAAATTTCTGTAATTGAGTTAGATAACACTATGACTCCCCATGCAACAACGAATGTTTATGGTGCTTTCCCTATTTCTTGGGCAGCGTCCGAATTTAACTATGCTACCAACGATTTTCACACGTTAACGATGACACTGAAGTACGACTTCCTTGATCGTCCTGAAGCATTTTACAGAAGCGGAAACGTATCTATAGTGGATACTAGACAGCCTAACGAGTGATTTTTTAAAAACAAACTAAGTAGGTTTTAGCCCCGTCCTTTATCTGTGTGGGCGGGGCTATTTTTTTCTTCTATAATATACTATGGATTACTTCTCTGAATTATTAGAGAGCTATAGCAAGCTCAAGAAAAGAAAGTATAAATTAACTTTCCTGTCGGAAGAGGCTATGGATATAGGAAAAGCTAAAGGTATTGTTAAGAGGGGCATGGCAGGGGCTACTTCACACGATACTGCGAAAACTGCTCCCCCCTTAACTTATGATGACGGGAGCCCTACAAAGGTAAAAACTTTTTATAAAGACACAGCACAAGGAAAAGTAGTTTATTTATCCTTCACTCCTGTAGGACAAAAACAAGCAACCCTAATGAAGGCTAGTGTGGAGGGAAAAGATGTCCCAAAAGCCATAGAAGCCGCTGCGGCTGTTTTAGTTGAAAAGCCAGAAACAGGGGGGACTAAAGGCGAAGGAGAGACTACAGACCAAATGCGTATGGATGCCGAGCTTGCAGAGAAGCAAGCTCAAGCCCAAGCTGAAGAAGCAAGACGAACGATTGACGGTAGTTTAGCTGAGTACGCAGAGGAGTGGTTAGGTAGTGGGGGCCGACTTAACAAAGGACTAAAAAAACTTCAAGAGTATATAAAGCAGGGTTTGATAAAAAAGTTACCTGGGCAATTGGATTACTTAGTTTTTGCTTATGGTAATAGCGAAAATTATGGTGGGTTTATTCGTCAAATGGTTGGAGGTAAAGCCACTAAGTTTGAGGGAGAAGGAGAAAAAGCAAAAGCTACGCAAGTAGAAAAACGGTTCAGCGCCGCAGAGTTTGATATTTTTGCTAAGAACTTTACAGATGTCATTACCTGTCATGACAAAACAAAGGGCTCAGAGGAAGCGAAAGAATTTTGCGCTGAAGTTACTAGTAAAGTAGGTATTTATAAAAACAAGCCAGTCATTTTTGGTGTAGACGAAAGCGAAGCAGTGGTCTTGCCTTCCAAAGACTGGGCAATGGACGCCGCGTTCAAAAAAATTACGGAGACTTGTTTTGATGGAGACGAAGGTGCGTTTGAAGAAGCACTAAGAAAAGGTCCTAAAAGAGAAGTCTCTAAGTCTGGCTTGAACTCAGCGAAAGGTATCATTTTCGAGAACACTGTTGTTTTAGGAATTAATCTAGTGGGAGCTAGTACGGACAAAATGCGAGCTTCAGCTAGAGATCTTTTTGAATCAGCAATAAGTAAAATGAATACTGAGATGAGGAAAAAAGTATTGACAGAGTTTGGTGTAGAGGAAAACGAAGCGCAAGAACTTTTAGCGTTTGATGATCAAGAACAAACTAAATTTTTTCTTGATCTGTTTGATTCAAACAAAAAATTCACAAAATATGTTGCGGCTGATTTACAACGATGTGCAGGGTTCTATAAAGGTATAACTAAAGGTAACACAACGGCAGAGGTTACAGGTGGTGGCAAGGCGGCAGGGGGACACAGAGACGACGTTCAAATCTCCTATGAGAGCGAGGAGAGCGCAGCAGCGGCGGGAAAGGCTATGGACAAAGGAACTGGTTTAGGTGCTTTAATACCTACACTAAAAAATGGTGTATATAAGTTAATGATTGGGTGCAAAAGATATATTGATCGCTTCAGTGCAAAGACTGGCGAAGTTAATAGTGTTAACCAAATGATGATAAATATGAACCCCCTTTCAGATAGTGACAGTAACTACGATGTTGACGGGATGCGTCCGAGGATTGCTAAAGAATTGTTTGGTTGGGACGGTACGGATATAGGCTTTGATAATGTGCAAGATCAATGGGACGCAGCCTACAAGTATCATGCAAACATAGAAGCAAAAAACGAAAAAATTACTAGGTCTATAACACAAGACAATATTTTTGTCGCTAAAGGTAAAATACAGGTAGAAAGCCCAAAAAAGAAAGCTCAGGAACTGCTTGACAAACTTAGCAAATCAATAGGGTATGGTAAGTTTGAAGAATCTGCGTTGAAGGATTATCTTTACGAAAAAGAAGGCGTCGGAGTCACCCTGAAGGATTTCTCCGACACTCCGCTAGGTAAAGAAAACTCAAAACGGCTTGCAGAAGTATTAACTAGGATGAATAGAATTAGCACTTTTGAAAGAGACTTAAAATCAAAAGACAAAAATAAAAGAGACACAGCAAAGAAAGCCGCTTGTCTAATGATGTACTCTACTGGGGGTAACGTAGAGGATTTAGGTCAACTCTTAGCTACAGACGAAAAAGGAGCTAGTCTTATATCACAAACAGGATTAATTAAAGCCATAGCTGAAACAGACTTAGACGATTTAGACGTTTCCATAGCTGGTACATTCGGTATAGAGCTTGACGCGGGTGACGATAAAGTCTTCAAAATAAATCAAGAAAGGAATTCAGGAAAGAAGGACGAAGGCAACCCAGAAAAAGAAAGGAAAATAGATACAAGGTTTTCGGGAGAAATACCTGCTAAGACCTTTGCAAAGCATGGTCGATCATTTGGGAATAAAAAACAGAAACTAAATAACTCTATAGAGCATATACTAACTGGACAAATAAAGCTTTTAGAAGCATTCCTTAATCAAACCAGTGATAGTCTTCCTCTTTAAGTAAATCTTCTAAGTAATATACCCTATATTTATTTTCTCCTTTGTGAAGCTCTATATATTTATCACTTGAGTATGTTATATAAAAGGGTACGATTGCCAAGGTTTTCTGTCTATCTTGTTTAAATATTACCATCGGCTCTTTATGGCAGAAAGATGAATCTTTTTCGCATTGATGAATAAATTTCCAAAAGTCGGATCTATAATTAAAAAGACTATAGAGGTTCTCTTTATTATATCCCTTCTTGCATTCTATGCAGTAGCGGAAATTTTCTGGGGTAATTAAATCTCCATAGATCTTTAAATGCGAAGGTAAATTATGTGTTGTAGCGAAAGCTCCTGACCCAGGGGTTCTAGAAAATTCTTTGGTGCCAAACCGTTTGTTTAGTATTGAAGATATTTGCCTTTCAAAGGTACTACCTTTTGCTCTACTGTTAACCTTCTTTTTTTTCTTTAAGTTAGAAATATCGTAATTGTCGTTCATGTTTAGAAACCTCAACCTATTATAGTGTAATGGATACTCAAAAAGAAAGTATCAAATTAGATATACAAACCTGGAGATTCCGCGTAGATCAGCGGAGTAGAAATAGAATGAAAATACAGATCAAATTATCAAAAGACGAAGCAGAAGCGTTTAAAAACTTCACTAACGTAGTCAAGCCAGAAGAGATCAGCGATGATGATTTCATGAAGACTATCTTTGTTACTGGATGTGAGGCTTTAAACCAACAACTATCTCAGATGGTACAGCAGTATGCTCAGGCCAATCAGGAAGAGTTAGCTTCTTCAGGCATCACCGTAGTCGAGGGAGATGATGGCAGCGTAAAGCTAGTTGATTCTGATTCCGTTGATGCTGTTGAAGAAGCATGAAATATAGTTTACAGTTCCTTAGAAAGGAAAACGATTTAAACAAAATACTTTCTCAACAAAAAGCAAGCAAAACAAACATGAGTATTTTGTTTGTTTCCGAGTGGGACAGGTGGTGTCAAAATTTAACCTATGAGCTTAAGAAAAAGTATGATGGGGTAGATGATGGAGAGAAGCTGTATATTGTAAACAGCTTTGACATGCCACACAGTTTTGTAATCTATGGCAGCACTAAGGTGCCGCACTTAGTTAAGTTAAAGAAGGGGAAGGTTAGATCTGAGTTCTACTTACCTAATATATACAAGCAATTAAAAGTCTAAGTTACCTTTGTGAATGTCGATGTAATTTTCGATCTTCTGCTTGTATTTTTTCTCTCTGGTGTACATAAGCTTGAGTTGGTTTAGAATTACCGTCGTAAAGTAATTGAACGCGGTGCCCTTCTTGGGCTTGAAATTCTTGACCGTCTTGAGCACCAGAGCAAAGCATTCCTGCTTGGCATCGTTGGGATCCACTTCAAACTTGAAGGACTCGACGATGTTTTTTATTAGAAGTTCGAAGACAGAAACCAGATCTTCTTCGTGTGTTTTCGGATCATCTTTGTATAATAGGATGATTCTCTCAAACTCGTCATTGTCTATATACTTATTTCCCATACCTTATAATAGTATGTTTGACCTCAACAAATTGTATGCTGGCAGCAATATGGCTGGTGGTGACCCTAGATGTGAGGGGTGTAGTATCCTTTGTAAAGACAAAGCTGTACACTCACACATGGACCACGAAGACATGGAGCAGTGCGATACTCTGTTCCTTTCCGACTCACTCAGCTTCATTCACGGCTCACCTAAAGCCTTCAACCATAAGGAGATGAGCTTGCTTCAGGACACCTACCCCGCTAAGTTTGCAGTAGCGGCTTCGGTCAAGTGTACTGAGGTGAAGGAAGCAGACATGAAGACTGACGACATTAAGATTTGTCGCCAGCACATTCAAGCAACCATTGACACAATCAAGCCTCGCTTAGTGTTTGCCTGTGGCAACCTTGCGATGAAGATGATTCTACGGAAGAGCGGTATCACAAACAAGCGAGGGAAAGCCTTCGAGTTTGAGAGCGAAGAGGGTCACAAGTGTACTGTGATTCCGATCTTCCACCCTTACGCCTGTATCAAGGAGCCGAAGAACCTCTCCCTATTCCAGACGGATATTAAGAATGCTCATGAGATGTATATTCTTAACCGTCGTAGGGAAGGGGACTTCAAGTACAAGGCGATCATGAACTACGAGGACCTAGAAGATCTGACTGAGATGTTGAAGAATACCTCTGAGACTTTGGCGATTGATACGGAGACGACGGGCCTTAACTTCCTCAAGGATAAGCTCATGACCCTTTCCATCTCCAGCAAATACATGACTTGGGTTATCCCCCTTGACCATAAGGACAGCCCATTCAAGAAGGGCACGGAAGACTATGCTGATGTGTGGTTTTGTATTCGTGCGATCATGTCCAATCCCAAGAACAAAAAAGTATTCCATAATGCTAAGTTCGACCTGAAGTTTTTGCTATCATACGGCATCACGGTCGAGAACGTATGGGACACTAAGATCATGCACCACCTGCTTGATGAGAACATGCCCAAGGGCCTGATGGACCTTACCAAACTTTACTTTGCCTCTGAACTGGAGAACCTATGACACTAGAAGAAATGAAGGCTGAATTTGAAGAAGCCGAGGCTGATTACATTAGGCTTAAAGAGGAGCACGCTGAAGCGCATTTGAATTTCGCAAGGATTGATTTCGAGCATCGTAAAGCCATGAAGCGTTACTTCTCTGCTCGATATAACTATGACAAGGCCAAAGACGGCATCTTCCTGGATATCTAATGCTTACTATTGATAATCCGTCCAGATTTGACTGGGCTAACATGGACCTAGGTGAGTGCATGGAGGGTAACGCTATGGACACCCACTTCACACTCAAGCTATTCGACCTGATCGTAGACCGTTTGGAAGACAATACGATGAATCTCCTGAAGCACGTTGTGATGCCCAGCCTATCCAACTTCGCAGAGATGGAGTGGGAGGGTCTGATTGTTGATCAAGACGCCTTGGATAGAGTAGGTCACCAGCTATCGTCCAAGAACATGGACAGAGAAGATGGTCTGTACACTTGCAAGGGGGTTACTACAAAAGATAACGTATCTTCTAACGCAGATCTGTGCGAGATTCTGTATACTAGAGAGGGTGGCATGGAGCTTTACCCCCCTGACAGGACACCTAAGGGGGCACCTTCTGTCTCCGCACCTACACTTAAACTACTACTGGAACACATTGACGAGGAGCTAGAGCGCCGTGGCTAATTGGAAGCACAGAGATGAGGGGAAGCGTATCAGTAAGTCTGTTGTCGCCAGCAAGAGCACCGAGGAGTTGCTTGAGTCTAAGAAGTTTATCAAGGGCTTGCTTGACCTTCGCAAGTCTCAGAAGCTGACTAAGACTTATATTGATGGTACGAAGAAAGCCATCGAGTATAACGAGCAGAGCAAGGTTTTCGTGGACTTCCGGTTTGATGGCACGGCTACTGGCCGTCTGTCTTGTGCCTCCTACAACGCGCAGAAACCGATGGGTGTATCGTTCCACACTCTACCTAGAGAGACCGAGGATAACATCAGAGACCTGTTCTGTGCTCCTCCTGGCTGGGACTTCCTTGCCGCTGACTATGCTGCGATGGAGCTACGGGTCTTGGCCCATATCTCCAAAGAGTCCGGCATGCAGAAGGC